TGAGAATGCAGCTGAGAACGCTGTACCAGACGTTGTGGATCTTACAGAAGCTACTCCGGATATTAATTATGTGGATGTAAATCAAGGAGAATCCACATAGGAGACGAATGATATGGCTAGATATTTTAATTTTTTCCCAAGAACACCTTATTATAAAGGTGTAAATTCATCTTCTTTAGATGAGTTGACTAATTTAACTGCAAGATTTGGATTTCAAACTGAACTTAAAAACAACGCAGCTGCTTATTATAGTTATATAATTAGAGATGGTGATACACCAGAAATTCTCGCATCTAAAATTTATGGATCACCAGAGAGACATTGGATTGTTTTATCCATGAATGATATTACCGATCCATTATATCAATGGCCGTTGCAAACCCGAACACTTAATAAATTCATTACTACAAAGTATGGATCTAATTTATACGCTGATACTGCTAATACTGGAGTATCTGGTGTTTCTTGGGCATCAAACAACATACATTCCTACTATAAAGTCGTAACAAAAATTAATAATAGTTTACAACTTAAAACATACAAAAAAACAATTATTGATTTGAACACATACTCAGAAATCGTAGCTACGTCAAATAACTACACATTACAAGATGGTATAAGTTTTACATTAGAAACATCAAAAGAAACAAGAACTTATTATGAACGTGAACTTGACTTGAATGAAAATAGAAGAAAAATTATATTGTTAAAGCCAGAATTTGTACCAGAAGTGGAATCTGAATTTTTTAGAGCTATTAAAGATACTTTATGACTGTTAGTTTAAACATTAAACAATCCACCGACTTTAGGATCAACGAGCTTAGTCTATTAACAAAAGGTGGTAAAATTAAACTCAACGTAGTGTTTGAAGAACTAAACATATACGAGAGTATGCTTACGCCATGTATTTCTGGCAATATTCTTATACGAGATGCTGTTGGATTATCCTCAAAGCTTTTATTTGATGGTACAGAAAGTATATTGATAGACATAGACAAAGGTGAGGGTTTGTTTGGAATGAAACGTCTGTTTAGAATTTACAGTCAAACTAATAGAACTAATATAAATCAGCAATCCGAATCATACATTTTAAATTTTGCTTCAGATGAATCCATTTTATCAGAGCAACAAACAATATCTGAATGCTATAAAGGAACTTACACACAGATAGCTCAAAAAATTATAACATCTAAATTGTTAGTTGATCCAGAAAATCTTAAAGGCATTTTTACAGAATCTTTGGGTATGAATGATGTTATTATTCCACAATTGAAACCATTTGATGCCTTAAATTGGATTGCAAAAAGATCAGTGGATTCTGGCGGACAACCATCTTTCATGTTTTTTGAAAATGTTGATGGTTATAATTTTTGCACTTTGTCAGATATTATGAAAAAACCTGTTATGTTTAATGTGTTTTTTGATGTTAAAAATTTACAAAATCAAACCGTCAAAGACGAAATGGTTAGTGTAAGAGCTATGGAAGTTATGTCGCAATATGATTTTATCAAGAGTACTCAATCTGGTGTTTTTGCTGGTACTTTTATTGGTATTGATCCTTTAACTAGACAAGTTAGAACAGATATAAAAACTATTGATAATGTTTACAACGGAACAACATCAGCTAATAAGAATCGAAATATACCTATTGAAGTTAATAAACAAGGCCAAAAAAATACTAATATGCCGGGATCAAGAGTTGTTGTTGACATATCAACAGCACCAAGACAAACTTCAAATTTTATTAAAACCAAGGACGGCACTTCAATACAAACTGATGATACACCACAGAAATTTGCATACGGAAGAAAAGCTTTATTACAAAATTTTGTATCTCAAAGAATGAAAATAGCTTTACCTGGAAACTTTATAGTTTCACCAGGAAGAACTCTATATATGGAAGTGCCAGATAGATCAGTAAATCTAGTTGACTCTGATAACTATGATATAACTCTAAAAGGTAAATATGCAATTTTATCAACGAGACATATTATAACATATACTCAGTTTGAAACAATAGCAGAAGTTGTTACAGACTCATCAGAAAAACCAGTAGTTCAATCACTTAGAGTCAAAACTAACAAAGTAACTGATGCAAGCAGCACAGCTTCTAGTAATGGAAATGTAGTAGATTTTAGTTTAGGATAAGGAATCAAATTATGTATGAAAATGATAGAGCCAATCCAAATAATTGGACAGGAGTTATAGAAGATTTCCAGGATCCATTGGAGAATGGAAGACTTCGTGTTCGTATTTTTGGATATCATAATTCAGATAGTGTAATTCTTCCAACAGATTGTTTGCCTTGGGCGTTGGTTGGACTGCCAGTTAATTCATCAAGACCATCTAGTGCACCAAGTCTTGGTGATTGGGTTGTTGGATTTTTCTTAGACGGCGAATCAGGACAATTTCCTGTAGTAACACACGTTCTTCCCGGAATTAATACGGTACTAACAAAACAACCTGTCGGTTCACCAGTAACACCAGACGGTGTTGTATATAATAAAGTTGGTGAACCAACGACACCATTTCTAGGTCGTGGCATTGTTGAATATACTGCAATAAATATATCCAATAACAATCGAGTTCACGTTTGTGATATTTCATATGAAGTTAATCAAACTGTTACTGCTTTGAAAATTGTTTTTGGTCCACTTTTTGATGCAATTAGAAAAATTATTAATGCAGTGATTGGAGCCACAACTCTTGACAAAACCGGTTTTATCAAACAAGCTTTAGATTTAGCCAGACAAGTTATTAAATTTATCAAAGAAGTTACAAGTGAATTAAAAGAAATTCAAAAAACTATAGCTGAGTGGATAAAAATTGCACAATATATTGCAACAATGATTTCTTACGTTCTTAGTTTACCTGCGAAAATAGCAGCTTTCTTTAGAGATTGCATTTCACAAATGGTGGGAATACTTAAAAGGGGGATCAAAGATTTATTTTCAGAAGTAACTGGTACTCCAGATTTTAATTTAGATGAACTAAAAGCTGTAGTAGCTGATGGTATTAAAGCTGTGAGTGATTTAGGAAAAACGACAGCGAATCTTCTGGCGGCAGCCGGGACGCTACCGAAAATAAATTTGTCACCAAAAACCGATGCTGAAGCTGCAGAGGCGGAAAAGGCATTAAAAAATTTAGTTAAAGCTGAAGGTCCACCACCAGATCCACTGGCTGGTGGTGGAGGACCTTAATGTGAGAGTGAGTTAGAATATGGCAACAAATATTAGAGAAACAGTCCCAGCTAGACCTGGTACAGACAAGGGTTGGACTGAACCAGAATCAGCTGCATCTTTACAATACCCACCAAAATATCCATATAACACCATAACACAGACCAAGTCTGGTCATATGTTTGAAATGGATGACACGCCTCAGGGAGAACGTGTAAGAATACACCATCGTTCTGGTACATTTATTGAAATGCATCCAAATGGTGATGAAGTGCATAAAATTTATGGTGATGGATATGAAATTGTTGCCAAAAATAAAAATGTTTTGATTAAAGGCGTTTGTAATATTACCGTTGAAGGAGATTCAATTTTTCATGTTAAGGGTAATAGAACAGAAATGGTTGATGGTAATTACAATTTAGTTGTTAAAGGTGATTATAGTCTTGTGGGTAAAGATACAGTGACTATAGGAGCAAAAGATAAAGTGAGTATTAAAGGTGATTTACTGTCACTAAAAACTGATACTATAAATATAAGTGGTGATTTGAATGTGGATGGTGCGTTAGAAGCATATACAATTGGTACAGTTAGAATTGATGCAAGGTGTGGTGGAACTTTTGGAATTTTTGATCCAGGTAATCCATTAAAAGGAAGACTTCCATCATTTGGAACAGGTATATTTGTTCACGGTACAATAACTTCTTTGGTTGCTGTGATAGCTCCATTAGGAACATTTGGCATAATGGGTGCTATATTTATGACTGACATTATAAATACTGCACTACACAATTGTCACATACATATTGGATTCAAAGGACCTACAGGTCCACCAATCCCACCAATGATTTAAGGATATATTATGGCAACTTTATTTGACAGGACAGGTTATAGTTTTACAGACCCGGACAATACTGGTTTAATAAAATTATTACCAAACACGGCTATACAGCAATTAAATGCAATGCCAGCTTTGGTACCAGAGCAGTGGATGAGAGATGATTTAATAACCGCTAATAATTACGGTTATTATGTGAATCCTGTAGCTAATTCGTGTAATATTATTTGGGACAGTGCAAATACTTTAGCTGGTATTACGAATGATCTATACGGTGGTGATTATTCTAATAACGGCGGTAATCCTACCACAAGACGATTTGCGGGCATATACAGTACATTAAATTTACTTGTTAGTGCTAATGGTGAGATGGTTCAGTTTATAAATCACACGAACAGAATTTCAGGTAAAGTCCCAGCTAGTGCAAATACAGAGGCTAGTCTTAAACCATGCCTTGAATCGGCTATGTTAATTGGTCGAGCATTAACTACTTTGGTATATCAAATTGATGAACGTGAAGATAATGCACCAATGATGGGCAGTCTTACTAGTATTTTAATAGCAAATACACTTAGTGAATATGCCAACGCTATGGTCAGACATGTGTATACAGTTAATACGAGTATTTCGATAAATGTAGTAAATGTGTCCAGCAATGCCACAACAAACTCCACTTCCAATTTGCAATATGCAGTTGTAGTCAGTATTGGTGATTTTATAGATAAACTATACGAATTGTTAAACACTAGGCGAACACATGACGAGAATTTTTATACAAAATCTAATCAATTGGTTAATGAAGCCATATCATTACGAAGACTTGGGAATGTAGGAGCAACTGAAGCTAATTTAACCCAAACTCTTGTTGGAACTGACAAATTAAACTCTAGACTTTCTTCTAACACTTTTGTCACCACCCCCTTCAATCCAGATCCAGTAACATAAATATAAAATGGCAACATATTCAACAGAATCAACAAGAAGATTTCAAGATTTGGATTTGAATTTTAAAATTCATCCGGTCCGAAAAGACATCAATAAGCACGTTGGTGCATTGGCGGTAATTAATTCTGTAAAGAATTTGGTGTCAACAAAACATTATGAGGTGCCATTTCAACCAGATATTGGTTCAAACATACACAGATTATTGTTTGAGCCATTAGATGCAGTTACAGCTACTTTGCTTGAAAGAGAGTTGACTGAAGTTATTAACAATTTTGAGCCTAGAGCTAGTGTACAAAGTGTAAATATAAATTTAGATTATGATAACAATCGTTATAATGTCCAAATGGTATTTGAAATAGTTAATTCAACTAATCCAATAACAATCAAATTTTTCTTAGATCGAGTTAGATAAATGGCAGATAATCGTTTACAGGTTGCAGAACTTGATTTTGACACGATCAAGACTAACTTAAAATTATATTTAAAACAACAGTCAGAATTTCAAGATTATGATTTTGAAGGCGCTGGTCTTACCGTTTTAATTAATCTTTTAGCATACAATACACATTACAACGCTTATTATTTAAATATGATAGCGAATGAGTCGTTTTTAGATACGGCATTGTTAAGAGATTCCGTAGTATCACATGCAAAAACTTTGGGTTATATTCCATACTCAAAAAATGCAGCAAGTGCGTCAGTAAATGCTGTTATTGATTCCAGCACTACTGTTATAGACACACTAACATTACCAAAAGGTTTCAGATTTTTATCTGAAACGATTGACAATATTTCTTATATTTTTAATGTGATGGCTGATACAACTGTTACCAAATCTGGAACAAAATATTATTTTGAAGATTTGGAAATAAAAGAAGGTGAATTTACTACTTATTCTTTTACTCAATCCAATTCTGCTAATCCAAAAAGCATATTTGAGATTCCAGATCCCAATATTGATACTAGTACACTTACTGTAACTGTTAGACCGTCTTCTGGAAATTCACAAGTCACCATTTATAATTCTGTGCGAGATGTTTTGGATGTTACCTCACAATCTGAAGTTTATTTCCTACAAGAATCTAAATCTGGAAAATTTAAAGTATATTTTGGTGATGGGTATATTGGTAAAAAAATTAATGATGGTGCAATAGTTACAGTAACTTATTTGTCAACCTCTGGTTCATTAGCCAATAAAGCATCTGCATTTACTGTAGGCAGTGATATTGGCACTACATATACAATAACTGTTGATACTGTTAGAGAAGCTACTGGTGGTGCAGGTAGAGAAACTGTTAGTGAAATCAAATACAATGCAACTTCTCAATTCGCAACACAAAACAGATTGGTGACATTTAAAGATTATGAAGCTTATATCACAAGAAATTATCCGCAACTGAGTTCAATTTCAGTATGGGGTGGCGAAGATCAAGTACCACCAGTTTTTGGTAAAGTTTTTGTTTCAATTAAACCAAAACAAGGATATTACCTTTCACAATTTGAAAAACAAAGAATTTTGAATGATATTATAGCACCAAAATCCATTGTTTCAGTTCAAACACAATTTGTAGATCCGGAATATTTGTACCTATTGGTAAGTAATTATATTGAATATGATCCAAAAAGAACTACTTTGGGTGAAAGTGCAATCAAAACAAATATCACTAATGCAATTATAAATTATAAGAATACAAATCTTGATAGATTTTCAACTAGATTCGTTCTTTCAAAATTGCAAGAAGCTATTACTTCAGTAAGTTTGAATTCTATTATTGGCACTGAAAGTACCATTCGTTTACAGAAAAGATTACTTCCAATTTTAAATCAAAGTAAAAATTATACAATTAAATACAATGCACCATTGCATCGTGGAACAATCGCAAATAAATTAACATCAACACCATTT